GGTGGCGGCGGTGGTGGTGCAGGGATTGGTGCAGTAGTTGGTGCAATTGCCGGTGTGGCATTAGCCCCGTTTACAGGCGGTGCGTCGCTGGCTTTAGCCGGTGGTCTAGGTGCCCTGGCCGGTGCCAGTATCGGTAACGCCATTGAAGGGCAGCAGATGGCAAAGGACGCCGCCAGCAAGCAAGAAAACGCGGCCAAGGAAGCGAATCGCATCCAGGAAGAAGCCAACAAGACCGCCGCCACCAATGCGAAGAAGTCGGCCGACCTGCAAGAACAACAGATCAACAAGGCCAATGCCAAGACACCGGACGTGGGCGCGATGTTGTCGAGCAACATGATTGACGCCAAGGCGGGCAATTTGAGCACGATGCTGACCGGCCCCCAGGGCGTCGATCCGACGACCTTGAGCCTCGGTAAGAATACGCTGCTGGGGTCGTAACATGGCCGACAGCGAACGCCAAAAGCTACGCGCCCGCTGGGGCGCGTTAAAAACCGAACGGTCTAGCTGGATTGAGCATTGGCGCGACATTAGCCAGTACCTCATGCCGCGCAATGGCCGGTATTTTCTGACGGATCGCAACAAGGGTGAGAAGCGCCACAACACGATCATCGACTCGACGGGCACACGGGCGAACCGCATTCTAGCGGCGGGCATGATGGCCGGCATGACTAGCCCGGCACGACCCTGGTTCCGTCTGACGACATCGGACCCGCGCCTGGACGAAGCGGCAGCGGTCAAAGCCTGGCTGTCTGACGTAACCCGCGCCATGCAGATGGTGTTCTCGAAGTCCAATACCTACCGCGCCCTGCATTCGCAGTACGAAGAATTGGGCGGCTTCGGCACATCGGCCAGCCTGATCTTGCCGGACTTTAAGAGCGTGGTGCACAACTACACGATGACGGCGGGCGAGTACGCCATTGACACCGATCATCGGGGCTTTGTGAATACCCTGTACCGTGAATTCGAAATGACGGTCGGCCAGATGGTTGAGCAATTCGGCCTGAACAACGTCAGCCAGACGGTGCGTAACCTGTGGAACGACAACAAACTCAATGCCTGGGTGCCGGTGATCCACGGCGTCGAACCGCGCAAGGAACGGGATCTAACGTTGCGTGACGCCCGCAATATGCCGTTCAAATCCATTTACATGGAGTCCGGCGGCGAAGGCGACAAGCTGTTGCGCGAGTCAGGTTTCCGTGAGTTTCGTGGTCTGTGCCCGCGCTGGATGGTGGCCGGGGGTGACGTTTACGGCAACAGCCCCGGCATGGAAGCCCTGGGTGACATCAAGCAATTGCAACATCAGCAGATGCGTAAGGCCCAGGGCATTGACTATCAGACGAACCCGCCTTTGCAGGTGCCGTCGCACATGAAGGATATGGTCATCGATACGCTGCCTGGTGGCATTTCGTACATCGATGCGGCCGGTCCCCAGGGTGGTATCCGGTCGGCCTTTGAAGTCAACCTGAACCTGTCGCACCTGTTGGTGGACATCCAGGACGTGCGCGAACGTATCCGCAGCGCGTTTTACGCCGATCTGTTCCTCATGCTGGCGAACAGTACAAACCCACAGATGACAGCAACGGAAGTCGCAGAACGCCACGAAGAAAAGCTACTCATGATCGGGCCGGTGCTGGAACGGATGCACAACGAAATTCTCGATCCGCTGATTAGCCTGACCTTCTCGGACATGATTAGTGCGGGTGTTGTACCGCCACCCCCGCCCGAACTGGAAAACATCGAACTGAATGTTGAGTACGTTTCGATGTTGGCCCAGGCACAGCGGGCGATTGGCACCAATTCGGTGGATCGGTTCGTATCGAGCCTGGGGGCAGTGGCTTCGATCAAGCCGGAAGTGCTGGACAAGCTGGACGCCGACCGCTGGGCCGATGCCTACGGCGATATGCTGGGGATTGATCCGGAATTGATCGTGCCCGGTGAGCAAGTGGCGCTGATTCGCAAGCAACGTGCCGAAGCCGCCCAGGCACAGATGCAGATGCAAGCCCTACAGGGCGCGGCCGGTGCAGCCAAAGACCTTTCACAAACCGATACCAGCGGACAAAACGCCCTGACCGATGTCATGGGGATGTTCACCGGGTACACCTCATAAGGAAACGACATGGAACTCGTTAGCATGAAACTCCCGCCGAAGCCCGCTTCGGAAAACGGTATGGCGATGGACTGCTGCACCGAAATGGAAATGCCGCTTTACCCCTGGGGTTTGCAGATCAAGCTGAAAAACGACGAATTGGCAAAGCTAGGCATTAGCGCCGAGAGCCTACCCACGGTCGGTTCTTCGCTCATTCTGACCGCGAAGGTGGATGTCACCGAAGTATCGAGTGAGCAACGCGCTGGGCAGGAAGGCCCGGAGATTGAAGTCGAATTGCAGATTACCGACATGGCCCTGGCTGCTAAACCGGAAGGTGCCCAGGCACTTTTCAACGCGTCAGGCATGAATCCCTAACCGTCAGGGTGCACATACCCGCCACGGGCGCACATAGATTGCCAGCATGAGATATGACCCCACCGACATTCGCAGTCAGGAACAGGCGCAATCCGACAAGGAAACGCGCCTGAAACTGGCAAAGGAAGTCGAGGAAGCGGATCTCAAGTGGCTGATGGGTAGTAAACGCGGCCGCCGGATTGTCTGGCGGTTTCTGGATCGAGCCGGAGTGTTCCGGCCCACGTTCAACACCAACGCGATGCAGATGTCTTTCGCGGAAGGTAATCGTAACGCGGGGCTATACATCCTCACGCAGATTCATGCGCTATGCCCAGAGCTTTATCCCCAGATGGTAAAGGAACAAGTCAATGACAACCGACGCGAATCCACAAGCCGCAACGACCACTGAAGGCTTGACTTCGTCCGATCCGGCTGCCAACCCTGCTACTGGTGCAGGTGAAGGCGGTCAACAGCAGACCCCAGGTAACGGTGACGGCGGCCAACCGGCCGGTAATAACCCACCTGCGGACGGTCAAACCAACGGCCAACAGCCGGACGGCAAGACCGGTGACAACAAGGGCACCGATCCCAAACCCGACGACAAGAAGGGCGAAGGCGCACCCGAAGCCTACAACTTCACCCCTCCGGAAGGCGAAGTGTTGCACGAGGCTGTTGTCACCCAGTTCTCGGAAGTAGCGAAAGAACTGAACCTGACCCAGGAGCAAGCGCAGAAGATCATCGACAAGATGGCCCCTGCGATTACAGCAAACCAGAACGCTGCCTACGCAACGGTGCGTGAAGGTTGGGCACAGGAAACGGCAACCGATTCGGAATTCGGCGGGGAAAACCTAGCAGAAAACCTGGCCGTGGCAAAAAAAGCCCTGGACACCTTCGGTACGCCGGAACTGAAACAACTGCTGAACGACACCGGCCTGGGCAATCACAAGGAAGTCATCCGTGTGTTTTTCCGTGCCGGAAAGCTAATCAGTGAGGATAGCTTCGTGGGCGGTAATGGCGGCAACCCCGACCAGGCCACCGCACAGCGTCTTTACTCCGCATCCAAAATGAATCCGTAAGGAGATACGACAATGGCAACTCTGAACACGACGAACCCGACTCTGGCCGATGTAGCTAATCGCCTTGGCCCGGACGGTAAGATCGATCCGCAAATCGTTGAAATGCTCAACGAAACCAACGAAGTCCTCGACGACATGACGTTCATCGAAGCCAACGGCTTCACCGAACACAAGACTACAATTCGCTCGGGTCTGCCGACCGGTACTTGGCGCAAGCTGAACTACGGTGTGCAGCCGGAGAAGTCGCGCACTGTGCCGGTTAAGGACAGCATGGGTATGCTCGAAACCTACGCCGAAGTGGATAAGGCCCTGGCCGATCTGAACGGCAATTCGGCCTCCTGGCGTCTGTCGGAAGACCGCGCTTTCGTTGAAGGTCTGAATCAGACGATGGCACAAACCCTGTTCTACGGCGATTCGAGCCTGGACCCGGAAAAGTTCATGGGCCTGGCCCCGCGTTACAACAGCCTGTCGGCTGAAAACGGCGTCAATATCGTTGATGGTGGCGGCACGGGTAGCGACAACGCTTCGATCTGGCTGATCGTGTGGGGTCCGAATACCTGTCACGGCATTTACCCGAAGGGTTCGTCGGCCGGTCTGGACGCCCGTGACCTGGGTGAAGACACGCTGCTCGACGCCGCTGGCGGCCGTTACCAGGGCTACCGTACTCACTACAAGTGGGACAACGGTCTGACCCTGCGCGATTGGCGCTATGTGGTTCGTATCGCTAACGTCGATGTGTCGGATCTGACCAAGAACGCTTCGGCGGGCGCGGATTTGATCGACCTCATGGCCCAAGCGATTGAACTGATCCCGAATCTGGGTATGGGTCGTCCGGCCTTCTATATGCCGCGCAAGCTGCGTAGCTTCCTGCGCCGTCAGATCGCCAACAAGGTGGCTGGCTCGACGCTGACGATGGAAGAAGTCGGCGGCAAGAAGGTTGTGACGTACGACGGCGTACCAGTGCGTCGTACCGACGCCCTGTTGCTCACCGAGGCCCGCGTGGTCTAACCGTTCAGGGGGCACATCGCCCCCTGACACCTTGAATCTGAAAGGATCAAAAATGTTTATCGACAAGGCACTCCAAGTATCGAACGAACAAGCTGTGACGACCACGGCTGCTTCGACCGATGTCATCGACCTGGGCCAGGCTAACCCGAATCTGGGCCTGAACGATCACACCTCGCTGGCAATTACGGTGGATACCGCCGTAACCGCCGATGGCGCGGCAACGGTGACGTTCTCGCTGCAAGACTCGGCCGACAACAGTTCGTTTGCTGACGTGGTGGCAACCGCCGCAATCGGCAAGGCTACCCTGGTGGCCGGTGCACAGATTGTTTTGCCAATGCCGACCAAGCTGCGCCGTTATGTCCGTGTTTACTACACGGTCGCTACCGGTCCGCTGACCGCTGGCAAGTTCTCGGCACAAGTCGTTACCGGCATCCAGCAGAACATCGCCCAGCCGGATAGCCCGCGTGTCGCGTAACTAGGGGACCGGCATGAAAGTTATTGCAACCAAACCCGGTTACTTCGGCAAACTCCGTGCGGAAGGCGACGTGTTCGACGTTCCCGAAGGCACGAAGGCTTCCTGGTTCGCACTGTACGAACCCAAGGAAGGCGACGAAGTGACGGTCGATCCGAAAGCTGCCAAGGAGGCGAAAGCCGCCGAGGCCAAGGCTGCAAAGGAAGCCAAAGCGGCAGAAGCCAAAGCCGCCAAGGAAGCCGCAACCAACGGCAAAACCGTCGGCCAGGGCAACGAAAACGGCCTGGTCTGACCGGATCAGGTTGTCTTTGACGTGCGGGGGCCACGGGAAACTGCGGCCCCCGTTTTAATGTAGGGGTGTGACATGGCAAGCGAAGTCGATATTTGTAACGTAGCACTGGCCCACTTGGGCGATACCGGCACGATTGCCAGTATTGATCCCCCAGAAGGTTCGGCCCAGGCCGAACACTGCGCCCGCTTCTACCCGATGGCGCGTGACACCTTACTTGAACTGCATGATTGGAACTTCGCCACGCGCCGCATTAGCGGGGCCGCTGTGGCGCCAGAAACAACGGCCTGGGCCTACGCCTACGCCAAGCCCAATAAAGCCCTCAAAGTGTTTGCCGTGCTGCCACCGGATGCGGACGATGATAACGTCGGTACGCTAGGCCAGCCCAACACGGAACCGTTTGTTGTTGAAACAGATAGCAACGGCCGCGAAATCATTTACACGAACATTGAGGACGCCGTCCTACGTCATACCGTGCGCGTGACCGATCCGACACGCTTCTCGCCGCTGTTCATCGAAACGCTGACCTGGAAGCTGGCGGCCATGCTGGCCGGTCCGGTGATTAAAGGGGATGTCGGGCAGACGGAAGCCAAGCGCTGCGAGGCAATGGTGCAGATTTACCTGGGGCAAGCCAAGCTGTCGGATACCCGCCAGCGTCACCAGACGCGCCAATACACGCCGTCTTCGATTGCGAGTCGTTAATTATGCCGAATGTGCGCACCCAACAACGTTCCTTTGGCGGCGGGGAAGTTACGCCGGAATTCTTCGGCCGCATTGATGACGCCAAATACCAGACAGGCGCGGCCCTGGTCCGCAATTTCCTGATCTTGCCCCACGGCCCGGCGGCCAATCGCCCCGGCTTCGCTTATGTGCGGGCGGTGAAGGATTCGACCAAGCAGGTACGCCTGATCGAATTCGAGTATTCGACGACGCAGACCTTTGCCATTGAACTGGGGGCGGGCTATTTCCGATTCCACACCCAGGGCGGCACTTTGATGAATGGGTCAGTGCCTTACGAACTGGCAAACCCCTATGCCGAAGCGGATCTGTTCGACATTCACTACGTCCAGTCGGCCGATGTGTTGACACTGGTGCATCCGAACTACGCGCCGCGTGAACTGCGCCGCCTGGGCGCGTTGAATTGGCAACTGACGACCGTGGTTTTTGCGCCAACGCTGACCGCCCCGACGGGCGTTACGGCCACGGCGACGCAAGCCACAAGTCCGTCCAACCTGACGACGCAACGCTACAAGGTAACGACGATTGGCGATGACGGCCTGGATCAATCGCTGGCCTCGGCCTCGGCCGAGTGCACCAACAACCTGAACCAAACCGGGGCGTACAACACGATTACCTGGACGGCGGTAGCAGGGGCGAAACGCTACAACGTTTACAAGCAATCGAATGGGCTGTATGGCTACATGGGTCAGACGGATACCACGTCGTTCAAAGACGACAACATCACGGCCGATATTGCCACGACGCCGCCGGAACAGTTCAACCCCTTTGCCAGCGCCGGTAACTATCCAGGGGCAGTGTCCTACTTTGAACAACGTCGATGTTTCGCCGGTACGATCAATAAACCCCAGAATATCTGGATGACGCGCCCAGGGACCGAATCGAATCTGTCCTATTCGCTACCGACCCGCGAGGATGATTCGATTAACTTCCGCGTGGCCGCCCGCGAAGCGAATACGATCCGCCATATTGTGCCGTTGAGTAACATGGTGCTGCTCACCAGCTCGGCCGAATGGCGCGTTACCTCGTTGAACTCGGACGCCATTACCCCGTCCACGATTAGCGTCCGGCCACAGTCCTACATCGGGGCCAGCAATGTGCAGCCCCTGATCGTCAACAACAACCTGATTTATTCCGCCGCCCGTGGCGGCCATGTGCGCGAATTGGCGTACAACTGGCAAGCCAATGGCTACATTACCGGGGATATTTCGTTACGCGCTCCGCACCTCTTTGATGGTCTGGAAATCCGCGATGCGGCCTATGCCAAATCGCCACAGCCGATCTGCTGGTTCGTGTCGAGTAACGGCAAGTTGGTCGGTCTGACGTATGTTCCGGAGCATCAGGTCGGTGCCTGGCACCAACACGACACTGACGGCGTTTTTGAGTCGGTATGTGCAGTGAGCGAGGGGGCTGAAGATGCGGTCTATGCCATCGTTCGCCGCACGATCAACGGCCAATCGGTGCGCTATGTGGAACGCATGGGGAGTCGTCTGTTTTCTGATCCCGCTGACGCTTTCTTCGTCGATTGCGGGGCAACGTATGACGGCGCACCCAACGACACGATTAGCGGGCTGTCGTTCCTGGAAGGGAAGACCGTCAATATCCTGGCCGATGGTGCGGTACATCCGCAACGCACGGTCACGGGCGGTTCGATCACGCTAGATGTCGAGGCCAGTAAGGTACAGATCGGTTTACCCATTGAGGCGGATCTGAATACGTTACCCCTGGCGATGCAGATTGACAGCGGGTTCGGCCAGGGGCGCTACAAAAACATCAACAAGGTCTGGATTCGGGTACATGAATCTAGCGGGATCTTTGTCGGCCCAACGGCCGATAAGCTGACTGAAGCCAAACAGCGCACGACCGAACCCTGGGGTACACCGCCCGCCCTGAAAAGCGAAGAAATCCCGGTCTTGCTCACGCCCGCCTGGGCTGACTCCGGCCAGGTCTTTATCCGGCAGTCAGACCCGTTGCCGCTGACCATTGTTTCACTGACGATGGAGGTCGCCGTCGGTGGTTAAGATCCGCAAAGCAACGGCGCTCGACATTTCGGCGATGGTTGAAATGGGCGCGATGATGCACGACGAAAGCCCGCAGTATCGGGATCGTTCCTACAACCGGCGCAAGTGTACCCACTTGTCGCTCATGCTCATTGAAGCCCGTTACGGCTGCGCCCTGATCGCGGACGATGACGGCGAACCAGTCGGAATGTTCCTGGGGGTGGCCCAGGAGCAATACTTCGGCGACGACATCCAGACGACCGATCTGCTGTTGTACGTTAAACCAGAGGCCAGAGGTGGGCGGGCGATGCTCAAACTGGTTCGGGCCTATGAAGCATGGGCCGAAGACCTTGGTGCGACGGACATCATTCTCGGCGTCAGTACGGGCGTCCACGCCAAACAGACGGTGCACATATATGAAAAGCTGGGCTACACAATGTTTTCACACGGACTGGTGAAGGCTAAAGGCTGATTATGTGCACTGCGGGCATGGCGTTTCTGGGTATGCAAGGGGTGGGCGGTATCACGTCCGCCATCGGTGCCTATACCGCCGCCGAAGGCCAGAAGTCGCAACTGAATCTGCAAGCCATGAACGCGGACAGTCAGGCCACGATCATGCAATACCAGGCCGATGTCGCGGACACGAACGCCCGCCTGGCCGAATCGCAAGCGCAAAGCGCCCTGACCGCAGGGCAGCGCCGCGAACAGAACGTGCGCCTACGCACGGCGCAACTGAAAAGCACCCAACGGGTACGCATGGCCGCGAACGGCATTGATCTGTCGCAAGGTACGCCGCTACAGATTCTGACATCCACGGATCTCATGGGTGAGGCCGATGCCAACGCGGTTGCCCTGGAAGCCTTGAATGCGGCCTGGGGCTACCGTACACAATCAGTGAATTACACGAACCAGGCGCTGACCACTCGCGCCCGTGGTTCCGCTTTTTCCGCCCAGGCTACGGGCCTTCGCGCCAACTCGGACGCGATTAACCCCTGGATGTCGGCCGGTTCGTCGCTGCTCGGCAGCGCGACATCAGTCGCGGCTAACTACTATATGCTCGACAAGGCCGGGGCGTTGAATACGAACAAGCCGAACCCGTCGAACTATCAGGTGGGGACGCCGGGCTATTCGGGCAATTACCTTCAATACGATCCCTGATTATGCGCGTCCCTACCTACGATAATTTCCAAGTCGATACGGGGGCCGCCCCCAGTGGTCGTTTTGAAGCGCCGCCGAATCTGCAAACTGCTACGGTCCAGGTCGGTGCGCAGCAGATTTACGGCGAACAGATGCAGACGATGGGTAACGCCATGCAAAAGTCTGCGTCCGGCATGATTGATCTGGTCATCGAAGCACAGAAGGAAGCCAACGCCTTGCGCGTCCAGGAGGCCATGAATCAGGCCAAGGATAAGGCGCTACAGTTGCAGTTTGATCCGGACACCGGGTTTAACGGTATTCGGGGCAAGGATGCCCTGGAACGTCAAAGCGGCAAGCCTCTGGCGGTGGAATACTCGGAAACACTACAAAACTCGCTGAATGGTATTTCTGAAGGTCTGGGTAACGATGCCCAGCGTCAGGCTTTTGCGATGCACTCCGGCGAACTCATGGCGGGTTTCCAACGCCAGGCGCAGATCCACCAAGCGACGCAATACCGCGATTATCGCCAGTCGGTGAATGAAGCCACGCTGTCTAACAGCGTGCGGTCTATCGCCCTAGGTTTCAACGATCCGCAGATCGTCGGCCGCGCCCAGAAAGAAATTGAACTGGTAATGAAGAATCAGGCGCAACTGCTCGGCAAGTCTCCCGAATGGGCCGATGCAGAAACGCGCCGTGTCATGTCGAAGGGGCATAGCCTGGCAATTGACGCCGCCCTAGAACGTGGCGATGCCGCCACAGCGAATGCGTATCTGAAGCAACACATCAACACGATGGAAGCGGACGACATCCTGAAGCTGAAGGATCGGATCAATAAGCAAGGTAGCGAAGCCGTGGTCAGCGGTGCCGTCGATAAGACGTTCAATCGTTTCGCGCCGGAGTTTGGCGGGTCGGATCTGAACCGCGCCATGAACATTCTGTGGGGCACCGAATCGAATTTCCGTCAGTTTGACAAGAACGGCAACGTGATTGCCAGCGGTAAAGGTGCGATGGGGATGTCCCAGGTGATGCCGACCACGGCCCCCGAAGCGGCCAAATTGGCCGGTCTACCTTGGGATGCCGAACTCTTTAGCCGCAAGCTGACGGGTGATGCCGCTAAAGACCAGGAGGCTATTGATTACAACAAGGCCCTGGGCCGCGCCTACTTCACAAAGCAACTGCAAGACTTCGGCGGTAATCTCGACCAGGCTTATGCGGCTTATAACGCAGGTCCCGGTGCGGTGCGCACGGCGCTAAAGACCGCAGAAAAACAGGGCGGGACGTATCTTGATTATCTGCCAAAAGAAACCCAGAACTACGTCGGCACGAATGTGGCCGCCTTCAATAGCGGCAAAGGCCGAGGCGCACCTAGCCAGAAGGCCATCGAAGATAGCCTAATTGCCGAACTCGGCCCGGATGCAACGCAAGCGCAAGTGCAGTCCGCAGTGGCGCAAAGCCGTCAACGCTATAACGCCCTGGTGTCCTCGGAAAAGGAACAGGGCTATCAGGTCGCCAATAGCGCGATTACGGCCTTACAACAGAACGGCGGCAACTGGGCGGCCTTGCCGCCATCGGTGCGCGATAACGTGCCGTATGACCTGGTGGATCGTGTGAAGACTTACGGCGACAAACTCGCTAACGGTCAGGTGCGCACTAATCCGGCGGTTTACGACAAGCTGACGAATCCGAGTTTCCTCGTCAAATTGTCGGATGCCGAATTCGGGATGCTACGGGCTGACCTAGATCAGCAGGACTTTCAGCAGTTTGCCCAGGAACGGGCGGCGCTACGTTCCGGAAAAGCGCAGAACGCGGCGGGCGATGTTCCCGGTGAAACGATCAATGCCGTGATTAGTAGCAAATTCCGAATGCTCGGCATGGACCCAACACCGAAGGATGACGATACCAACGGTCAGATGCGCATGGGTGCGGTTAAGCAGTTTGTGCGTAATTCGGTCCGCGAAGCGCAAGCGGGCATGGGCCGCAAGATGAACGAAACGGAAGTTGAAGACCATGTGAACAAGCTGTTTTTACGCTCGTTCAACTTCAAAAATACCGTTCTCGGTGTGCCGTATGGCGACATCCAGAAAACCCCGTATCTGTCGATGCAATACGGCGATATTCCGGGCGCCGACCGTCAGGACATCGAAACCGCGCTTAAAGCCCGTGGTGTTGCCAAGCCGACCCAGGGCGATGTGTTGAGCGTTTATCTGAATATGAAAATGAGGAATCGTAATGGCTGACCTGGATCTTGCTGTTGATGCGTATTTGGGAGAACAGAAGGATCAGGCCGTTACCGGCCTGAAACTTTCTGTTAGTAACGCCCTGGCGGTTAATCCCGACCAGGAAGCCCAAGCCCGCAAGGCTGCTTCAGCTTTGAGCATTCCGGTTGATACCGCCCGCGATAACCTGGCCGAAGCCCAGCAACGTGCCTTTATGCAGCAGACGGATTTCGGGATGCTGTCAGAGCGTTTCCCGAAGACGGCCGGATTCATGGCCCAGCAGGAAAACGCCAACATTGCTCACGACGACTTGGACAATTTAAGCGGGATCGAATACGCCTTTGGTGCCCTTAAAAATCTCGGTCGCGCCGGGGTATCGGGGCTACGCAGTGCCAGTGGTGGGGTGGTGGGCCTTGTTCGTGCCCCGTTTGAAGTGGCGGCACCCCTGGTTGATCCTTTGGTCGGTCGGGTGTTGCCCAACAACCCTTTGCGCCAAACGGCCGCAGGATTGGCGCGTTACCAGGAAAACATCGCCCAGACGGCGGCGGCCGAAATGCCCAAAGGTGAAGGTATTGTCAGCCAAGGTATTTACAGCGGGGTCGGATCGCTTTCGCGTAACCTGGCAAGCCTACCGCTAATTTTCCTGCCGGGCGGGCAAGGTGCCGCGCTTACCGGAATGGTCGCGCCGGTATTCGGTGAAGAATACGGCAAGGCCCGTGCACAGGGGGTCGATCCGGCCCAGGCCACGGTGTACGGGGCCAGTCAGGCGGCTATCGAATACGCCACGGAGAAAATCCCGCTGTCGTGGCTAATGAAGGATCTGAAGGCCGGATCGTCGTTCGCCAAGACGCTGGCAACCCAAGTCGCCAAAGAAGTACCCAGTGAACAGGTCGCTACGGTTATGCAGGATCTGAACGAGTGGGCGGTACTCAATCCGGAAAAACCCTTTACAGATTATCTGGCAGAACGGCCTAGCGCGGCCGCCCAGACGTTGATCGCAACGGCGGTCGGGGCCGGTGGTCAGGTGACGGTCGTTAAGGGTATTGAGAACGCCCTGAATGTCTTTACGACGCGGGAAGAAAAGGCCCGCCTGGCCGAAGAACACGGCCGTTTTCTGGACAACCTCACTAGCCTCACGTCGGCCAGCAATGTGCTACGTCGGGACCCGGCAACGTTTGAGAGTTTTGTTCAGGCGGCCAGTGAAGAAGCCCCGGTGACCGATGTCTATATCAGCGCCCAGGTGCTGAATCAGGATGGCCTGGGCGA